GCCTCAATTGGGCGGACTCACTTCTCCATAATTCATAGGCTAACTCATCATTAGAATACTCATCATCTAACCATGAATGCGTTACATATTTATCCCCTATTTCTGATTGTTCAAAAGTAGAGAAGGTATTAGTAGGCATAACCATTTTTAATAGCACAGGACCTATAACAAAAGGTTCTGTAGTTATTTTATTTAATGAGTTTAACGCATACACCTTAAAGAAGTAAGTGCCTGGTTTAGCGTTATATAGCGTAAACGTAGTAGAGGTAGTTTTATACAATAGAACCTTAGTCTCTAGTCCGTAAACGCTTTCTAATCTGTAAGCTGCCCCACTCAATGCCCTATCTGCTCTCCAATTTACAGTTATGTTAAATAGTCCTACAGTATTAGAAGGAACTACTGAGAACCACCCGTCTGTTACTGGAAATACTGATAGTACTAGTGGAGGAGGTTTATAGACTGGTATTGGCCTAAAGGTTTCTATATCATTATACTTAGCGGAGTAATGTTGTAGCGCTGTAATTTCATACTCATAATTATCATTTTCGGTAACCGATAGTATTTTATACACAGAGGTATTTTCTACTGTACCTGAAGGGGTGTAGCTTAAAATCCATATATTTCCAGCTACTGGAGTAGTAGGGAAAGTTGATCCTGCTGCAGTACCATCGGCGTAATTGGTACTACTAATATTTAATGTAGTATAAGTTCCATTAGCCCCTTGAGTTATATTATGATAGGTAAGTGTTGGCCTATAAGTAGGAGAGGTACTACTCTCTATAGCCTCATTTCTAGTGGTTGCTGTCTCTACCCATAATTTGATATTAGTAGCTCCGCTAGGAATAGTAACCCCACTATCTAATACTATAGAGTTAGTAGTTGCGGATACTATCCTTCCTCCAACTCTTTGGTCCTGCCTGTTAGAGTCTTTTATTTTTATTAGATGGCCCGGCTGTACAATACCGCCTTCCATCCCTACTTTAAAGCTAACTGTCTCTAGTTCAAACTTTTCTGTGATAAGAATATGCTTCCCTATACGATAAGCCTGTCCACGAGATGTAGCTCCAAAACCCTCTACATCTAACTGTCTATATCCATAACGAGAGATACCATCTAAATCTTCTACATACTCTATTTTTTCGGAATACAAATCGTCTGGATCTACCCATTTTACTGCGGCTACAGTATGACGGGCCTTGGCGCTAGAACTAGCGTATATGACTACTCCACCTACAGCATTAGTATTATTATAAGTGTAAATAGGATAGCTGGGTTTATCCTGTAGAATTTGCATCATTCCATGTTGAAAATATGTAATACCTCTAAATAATGAGGCCATTTTTTGAACTAAAGAGTATGCCTCTTCCCTATTAGTAATAAGTACATTACAGGTAAACCTTGGCTCTTTTATCGCGGAAGACCCGGCAGCGGCCGGAACTCCGCCAAGGTTGCCTGGTATACTAAATACATAATCACTACCACTCTGCACTACTGCATCGCAATATTTGGCTATTTCATATAATTTCCATTTATTTAATAAACTAGGATCAATATATTTACCCAGACCATATCTCTCATTTGTTACTAAATCATAGAAACACCAAGCAGGATTATCTGTCCAAGTTAGTTCAGGTTTAAAAGTCCCATCCCATGTCCCAGTGTAGGTTCTAGTAAGTATGCGTCCAGTTTTTGCATCTTTAGTTATTGTATAATTACTAGGAACTTTTACCCTAAGAAGTTCTAACTCATACATTCTTTTAGGTACGGATCCATCAAAGTTTTTTGAGTCAATAGTGATACCAGCAACAGCAGTATACGGAAAGCTATATCTGTTTTTAGTGTATACAGAATAGTTCTTTAAAAATAGTTTAGTGTGGGCCCTATCATTTCCATAGTCTGAATCATACTTAGTAATAGTAAATCTAACTACATCATCAGCAAAACTAGAATCGGAATACCCCTGTAAACCGGCTGGTGTAGTCCAGCCTGGTGGAATCTCTATTACATAAGTTACATCAAAACCTACTGTGATTTCTTTATTCCACCTATCATCTACTTTTACATAAGTAGTACCAGAGCCGTCTGCTCTATTGTTCAGCTCTATTTTTATCGTTACTCCGGTATTATCATTCCCTCCGGATTGTTTCATCCTATATATGCCTTCAGGAAAACTGAAGGTAAATGCTACTGCTTCTATAGGAATGTAACTGCCGTTTGAATCATCACGTATTTGTACTTGTTGTACTATACTAGCACCATTATTTGCAGTATCTGCAATATCGTATATTTCTCCAGCATACGAAGGAGCGCTAACTTCTCCAATAGTAGCATACTGGCTCAGTGGGTTTTGATATGGTGTACCATTCCTAAATTCACAACGCAAATCCCCTACATTAATATTATCACTAATATCTTGTACAGGGGTGCCGTCCAAGTATATAAACTTTAATGGAGTGTATGGGTTAGGAAACCCATTTATAGGTCCCTCACACAAAGCGTCAACTATTTGACTAGTAGTAACTGTTCTAGTACCGTCGGTAGACTCTGTTACTCCACTTTGTATAGTTGTACCTATATTGTAGGTGTAATCATCAAATACAGCCATATTATTGCCTCACATTCCAAATTGAATCGCTTAGTGTACCTATAGGGCTAACTGGCGCTACGTATTGTAATACTGGCACAGAAGTACCAGCTACTGGAGTAAAATTAACTATTTTATACTCTCCACCTGCTGCATACGCTTCCCAGTACTGCTGGATTAGGCTCCAATTAATACTTGAATAGCCTCCATCATAAGTTACAGTATATGGAAAAACATACCCATCATCTGCAGCTGTTAATTCAGATCCATCCCACTCTTGCCCAAAAGCTAAATGTCTATCTACCCAGGTGCCAGTTTCTGTATTCTTATAAGTGTAAGCAGGGCTTATTTTTACTAGGCTGGATGCGTAACTAGCGCTAAGTACAATACTACCAACCATCATTCGTCCGTATCCGATAGGCACTGCCATACCTTGTCCTATTACGTTTTCCGTATTACTTAATGAAGAATACGCCTTTCCATCCCCATCAGGCCCATCAGGGCCGGCCAATAGAGATGCTACACCGGCTAAAGCTAGGCCCCACCCTATCGCCCCTATGGCACTAACCGTAGCCCCTATAGCGCCCCCTAAAGTGACCCCCAGTCCATAAACTCCGGCTACCGCAGCTCCACCCGCTGCAGCAGTTCCAGCTCCAGCTGCTCCAAACATATAGCCCGCTAAGTACGGGGCATATATCACTAAAAGTGCCCCTATTATTATAGAGCCAATAGCAGTTAATGCATTTCCAGCTCCGGCGATAATAGGTACTACATCTACAGTAGAGTCTAATTTAATAGGCTGCACGCAACCTTCTATGTTTTGCATTTCATGGTCTACTAGAATATTATAGGCGCGCTCGTCCTTTACAAACTCTTCGGTAAAATCTGGAAAATTTGCCTGTAGGGCATCAATTACTTCTCTTACAGTAGTTGCGGCAAACTTAAACTCTGCTCCATACTTTTCCTCTAAATGTCCGTGTAATCTAACTGTAAGCATTGTTCCTCCTTAGGAGTAATGTAATATATGGTACTAGGTAAACTAATTACGATAAAAGGTACATTTATACGTGTACACGCTAGCTTATCTTCGGGGGAAGGGCCGAGGCCCTCTGGATGTGAGTGATATATAGCTTTTATACTAGATTTATACTTTAAAAATTCTAAGGGGGGAATCATGAAAGTCGCCTTTTTATCCTCAGCAATATTATCTACTGATAGTACCTTTCCAGTAGATAATATAAAGCCACAGACTTCCTCGTCCGTGGCTTTAGCAAGATTAAATAGTTGTTTATAAAGGTTTTCCGAAAAGTCCTGCACTTGGGAACCCTCCAAAAGGTAGTGCTTTTGTTCCAAATCTTAGAATACATGAAGTATGTCTTTTTCCACACTTATCATTGTTTACATCAGTAACTATTAAGTCGTTTTCATTATAGTACTTTGTTGTACCAGTAATAGCAGTAATTGTTACTGTTAAGTTTCCTGCACCACTACCTAAATAAGAACCTGCTACAGTAAGAGTATTCCCAACAGTATACCCATATCCAGGAGTACTTATAGATACTGAATTAGCTGCATTAGAGTATAATGTACTAACCGTACCTATTTTTACTCTTAATTTTGCACCTTTTCCACTACCGTTAGTAGTAGTAGGTACTCCATAAAATACTCCTGTTTGAGTCCCGGCAGTACCAGTGGCATTATTAAATGAGACTACTCCTTGCACACCCCAATTACATGGATCATCCTTATAAGTCCATGGGCAATGATTAGCTACTACTTGTCTACGCGGTAGCATTACCCCCTCCACGTCCCACGCGGGAGCTAACTCAAACGTCATAGTACCTGGAATTTCCTCTACTACTCTATCAATATTAAACACATCTTCAGGGAACTTTGCCTGAGGGTCAGCTGTAGGATTAGTGCCTGAAATAAAGTTGGTAGCATTAAGAAATTTAACAAAAGTTCTAGTACGAGTTACTTTAGCTCCTACTAAATTAGCATATGATTTGCACAAATTAGAAAAGAATAAATCGTGGTTGCCGACAGTAAGCGTAGGCCTAGGCACTTCCCCCGCAGTAGAGGTCTGTATCCCCTCCAATTGTATAGACCTAGGTAAGAATGTTAATTCTGGACTACCCCATTTTACTGAAGTATTCGTTGCTTTTTCATTAATACCATTATGAAAGTAATAGTAACTGTTGCCTACAGTAATACCGTAATATGTAGCAATAGGCGATAAGTCTAAAGTATATAACTCTACTATAGCTGACGGAGAATATTTATATAACTCCGTCAGTATAGAAGTATTTGATTCTTGTTGAGTAGGCATTATTCATACACCCTTTCAAATGTGGCATTAAGGCTACCTACAGAGGTAGAGTTAGTGCCAGTAAATTGAGGAATATCTAATGCCCAGTCCCTGCAGATAACTTTAATTTCTGCCGCTTCCCCCGGGGGCTGCCAAGTAAAAGAAGTTACACCTCCTTTACCTTCTAAAAAAGATACTAAAGTATCTATAGTAGATAGTTGCCTATTATTAAAGGTAAGATTCCACGACTCATTCATGTAATTTATACCATCTTGAGACCTTTGAGAGTAACCGTCCCCGAACCGAGTTTCTCGAATTCGGGGCTGGCTATTTTTCTTAAGACCCCTGTCTGGCATTGTTGTCCACTCTGCCATTATCTTCTGCCTCCTTTATACAATAAGCCCCCTGGGCGTTGTTGATTAGCTAGCTCTTGTTTAACCGCGTTAGAAATAGCGACGCCCAGTTTTTTGCCATATTCTTCGGATCCGCCAGCATTAGCTGAAGTAGACGCTGTACCACTACTATCCATAGCAATACTAATCTGAATATTGTTTTCAGTAGTGCCGCCACCACTCATAGTAACTGGAATAGTCTTACCGTCTGGAAGAGGGACATAAGCTTCATTCATACGCCCTTCACCAAACATAGCGAGTTGAGGGCCTTTAGCAATTCCACCACTGGAGTACATATTTAGTGGAAGACTTCCGTTAGGAGTCATGATTCCGCCGTTAGCAAAACCAAAGGCTGCGCCAATTGCCCCACCAATTTTACTTCCCGCGGCTGATCCGGCGGGACCGCCGAACCACCCGCCAATTGCTCCACCAACCATTCCACCGATACCAGTTCCGCCGCCTTCTCCGCCAGTACTAGACATAGCTTTAAATGCTGACATCATAAGCATCAGGATGTTATCCCAAGATTCCTCTTGGCCTTTAGCAGTTTGGCTGAATGCAAAAGCTACTAAATTAGCTGTATCCATCCATTTGAATTGAGCTTCTTCCGCTGCTTTCATAGCGGGCTCTACAAGTTTATCAACGTTAGAGCCTCCGCCACCTACATCGTTCCCTAAGGCCCCAGAAATATCTGCACCTGTTCCTCGCTCAAATTGTTTACCCGTAGGGACATTAACTGGAGGAACTGGAGGAATAGTGTCTATGGCTGTACTTTTTCTGACATTATCTAACTGCACGCCAGTATTATCTGTAGTAAGAACAGATACTACAGCCGTCTTAACTTGGTCTAATTTTTCAACAGTATCCTTAAAGGAAAAAGCTTTCCAAAGTTGAGCAAGCATAGTAAGAGTTGCAAGCCCTTTTTGCATACCAGAGCTTTGATCATCCATTATAGTATCAATAGATAACAAGGTAGCACTCATATTGCTTAAGAAGCCAATACTTCTAGTAGCTGAATCAACTACCGCATCAGTAGTAGTTTCCGCTGCACTAGCCGTTTTATCCCCTGCATTAGTAGTTGCTGTAACGATAGGCTCCGCCATTGTGTAAGGGGATGCCTTACCCGGCGAAGTATAAGTA